ATTATTGTTTTGCTTTTCGCCCATTCTAATAATGTCCTCTTTGCGATATAGCTTATTAGCCTTTATCATTTTCTGACAAAACTCACGAGAGTCCGCTGATATCTCGCCAGTATATCTATAACGAGATGCAAATAATTTTCCGTCTTGCTCAGATTTTAAATCAGGTCTTGCAACTCCAGTTGTTACAAACTCCCAAACCTTAGACATAATAGATTTTTGCGGATTGTTTAAAGCCTCTAGCTCTGCATCTAAGCGCTCTTCATCTTCGTATGATACTGGACGGCTATCAATTAATTCCCATTCATCAGGATTCATTTCTGCACCGTATTCTTCAACGTTTAATTTATCAATATGAGATGATAATTTAAGCCCAGTTTCCTCTTCCATATCATCCTTAGAGATAACTGGATTTTGGTCTATAAACTCCAAAGGTTGAAGCGTTTTAAAGTACATATTTAAAGTAACTTTATTGAACGCTAGAATTAAATCTAAAGCATCTATAATTGTGCCTTGCTTTGGTCTGATAACTAAGTTGTCAAACAAAATAGAAGCATTCTTTAATTCATCTGCGTTTGAGCTAAAGCCGTTTGCTGAAGGAATACCAAACAATAAACCTGATGTAACTGAGTGACCAAGTAGAATCTTGCCACGAGCTTCTTCACTTAGATATTGATAGTGAGCAGGCGCATCGTTTAAAGGAACTGAATCAATAGTTGTTTTCTTTGTTTCATCACTATTAAAAGCAACTACAACTTTTGCACCGCTTGATCCAGTTAATTTGCGTTTAACATCTGAAGCAATGATGCTTTGTTTTTCCTCATCAGGTACTCCGTTGTTGAAGTTAATAACCGATGTAGGAGAAAAACCGTGCTGAACATCGTTAATTAAAAAGTCTGCAATCTCCTCTTCTAGTTTAGCATAAGGAACTGCACCGATATAATCTACATTAGAATAATACTTTTGTCCTACGCTATATTCTCCCACACGAAGCAATTCTAGCTTCTTATCTCCGTAACCGAACGCAGGGATTCTTTTAGGAACAAACTTTCTTGTATCATCCCAATTATCAGAATAATAATAGCCAGTAATTTCTCCTTTGTCGTTGCATTTTTCGGCTCTAATTAACTGAGCTGGAATGTGCTCAACTCTTACAATTGAATTGCCTTGCTTATTATAGATTAGTTGAAAATAGCCTTGTCCTAATAAATACTCATCTTGGATAACTTTCTTTAATACCTCAGTACGAAAAAGCATCTTCATCTGAGCGTAATCGTTTGGCTTCTTATTTGAATCAGTAGCATCTAAGCCACGACCATAGATTAGCTTAGTGATTGCGTTTATAACTGCGCTATTCGTTGTGCTATTATTGTAACGGTCAATCAAATACTGAAAGTAATTGTTGTCATCTCCAAACTCAACCCAGTTATCTCTTTTCGATTCTGTTGTCGTTGGCGGTTTATGAGATTCAAAATTGAAAACGTGAACGTTACTCATAGAAAATTATGTTTTGATTGTTTTCTACATACTCATCTTTATTGATTGAGTAGGTAGCAATCGTTTGATTTGTGCAAAATACCTTATCACGATAAACTAATTCAGCCCCATCCAAGATTGTCATCTCGTAAAAATGACCTTCTTTTAAAGTTAAGATTTTAGAGAATGTCGAATAGTACGAAGTTGCGCTTGTCGTAATGGAATATGTTGTCGAAGCGTTTGTCGTTTCGTTCTTTAAAATTAATGATGTTCCGCTACTTCTACGAGTAGGGATAAAGCGCACCGTTTGTGCCGTACCTATTTCTTTTAAAACTATCACAATAGATAAACGTTTTTTAATAGGCTTTGTTTTTAAATGGAAGAGGGGCAATCAAGCCCCCCTTCAAATCATCACAAAAAACAATCTTTGTTACGATCCTGAAACCACCGTGAAACCAGCAGCTACTAAAGTCGCACCCAAGAAGTTTGCAGGAACTGGCTCTTGTCCAGTTAGCACTAATGTGTATCCTGATAAATCGCCCATCGCTGCACCAGTTACAATTGTTCCACCTGACACTTCCATTCCGTGCTTTAAACCAGCATAAAATAAGCTTCCGTTGTTATCTTCAACGATAACTTGTGGACGGCCATAAGCTAACAATTTGATTTGCTTGTGATCGACAATAGATAATTTCTTTAAAGTCAAATTTAACGTTTGCTCAAAGAATGTTGTTCCGTTCTCACGGCTTGATGTGATTGTCTGCTCGAAGCTAGAGTTTCCTTTCAAGTCATACTTGTATGCTGAAGGAGTTCCTGCTACTGCATCAATTACATCGGTATCGGTAGCATCGTATGTGTACCCAGTCGCATCGCCCCAGTTTACAAAGTACACGGCTTTTAATCCGCCAGTACTTGTTTTGCAAGGCTCAATGCGTCCTAATGAAATATCGCAAGACATATTGATTTTATTTACAATGTTAAAAATTAGCACCCCGAATTAACGAGGTGCTTTTTTCTTTTGCTAATTAGTTAGCTGAGTTAGTGATACCGTAAGTAACAATGTCCTCAACGATTCCGTATTGAACACCTGCCGAAAGTCTCATTACCACGCGGACATTCTGACTTCCGTCGATGTCTGCAAGATCTATAACCTTAACCTCAGTCAAATCAGTTAATAAACCTGTTCCGAAATATAAGTTATCTTTAGTTGTAGCAATTGCCTTGTTAGAAGCCATACCGTTTGCAACAAAGATTTTAACACCATCAAATGACAATGAACCGTTGTTATACCATTGAGTTCCTTGAGCGTTTGTACCGTTAGCACCTAAACCTGAAGCACCGAATCCACCAAGAGCACGAACGTAAGCACGAGCAATGTTTTGTGAAACGTAGATATAAAGGTTTTCGTTAGTGTATAACGTAGCAGGGATTGCATCAACAATCTTGCCCATTTCAGCAACTACGTTTGCAGCAGTAACCGTAGTTCCAGCAACCTCTTGAGCAGCAGGAAGTGCAGCATCAGCAGCTAATAATGTAGCGAAACCATCAAACTCACCAGCGTTAGCAGTAACACCAGACCAAATGTTTGTTTCGTTCTTAGCAGCAACTTTAGCAGCAACGTGTGCAACTAAGAAATCAGCGAACGATTTTGGTAAAACATCAAATGCAGAATACCCTTGTTGTGCCGAAAGCCAGTCCGAATGAAAATCTTTTTTGCATAATTGGAGGTTGACCTGCATTTCCTCTGGTTGCAAAATACGCTCAGTTAAAGTAACTGTTGAAGTTGCATCAAAGTCACAAGTAGCGTTTTTCAAGATTGCATCAGTAGCAATTTTCTTGATTACTTCTTTGTACTTAATGTTTGGTTTGATCTCGATACCACCGTTGTCGATAGTTGGAGATGACAATAAAGCCGCTGCGATAATTTTATCTTTAAACTCGCCAGCGTAAGTTGTAGTGATTGACGTTGTAGTTGCCATTTCTTATTTAATTAATTTTAGTTGAATAATTTGTTGTAAACTGAATCTTGAATGTTCTTAGAACGATTCTTACCGTACTTAAAACCTTCAGGCTTAATAGCTGATTCAGGATTGAAAGAGATTGCCTCAGCTGCTTCTTCTTGAGATGCCAATTGAACTTCTTCTTCTTTCGCTTGAGCTGCTAATTTCAATGCTTCAATCTCAGCTTTCAATTCAGCAACTTGTGCCTCAAAGAAAGATTCCTTTGATACTGATTCAACAATTCTTTTAGGTTGTGGTGCTGAAGGCGATGCTTCCATCTCTGGCTCAACAACTGCCTCAGGTGCTACTTCAGCTTCAGGCATTTCTTCTTCTTCAGCTTTTGGGCCTACTGAAGCAATGATTCCTTCCACTTCTACAACAACCATTGTACCATCCTGCAATTCGTACTCTCCTACTGGCATCGGTACGATACCATCTGGAGTCACAATGCCAACTGAGTATTCGGGCTCGAACTCTTCTGCCTCTACAACGGTAATGCCGTCAGCAAGAGTCATCTGAGCAAGCTTAACCTCTAGCGACAAAAGTGCTTTGATTTGGTTTAACTTGTTTTTGTATTCCATTTTATTTATTTGTTTGTTTAATTTACTAGCTTCCAGAAACGACAACACGAGCCTCGTTTGTGTTAATTACGATTGAAGAGCCTTGCCCTACCAATGAGCCAATCCCTTGATTGATTTGTTCTCCTTTGCAACACTCCTTTGAGTATGTGCCATCTTCACAAAGGCAAGCATCTTTTGTGCCTCCTTGTGGACTTGTTTTTTTATTTGCCATCTTTTAAAATGTTTAGTATTTCGTTAATCAATTTTTCGGCTTCTACTTCTTGCAAAGACATTTCTAATTTGTCTGCAAAATATCCCTCGATTGAGAAACCTTTGTACTTGCCATCCTTAACATCGCTCCAAACTTTGTCATCTTCAATTTTCATTGAAATCATCCAAGTGCCTTTTGGTAATTCAAAGCCGTATGCTTTAGACTTATCCATTTCAGGATTGTCAATTATCCACGATTCAACAACTGTTGCACCTTCAAATTTTGTCTTGTGGTCTAGCGTTGCATTTGACTGATTGCCATTTTGCAAAAATAATTCGCTTGCCTTTTTAACGGTGTTCTCAGAAAAGAAAACATAGAACTCATCCTTGCCGTGCTTACGGTAGATTTGTTTGTTTGGAACTAATGCCGCACCCATTAAGATACGCTTGTCTGCATCAACCTCAGCAAGCTCCATTTTATATTCTTTAGCTAGTGCTATAAAGTTTTCTTCAATAGCTGGGGCATCCACAAGGCTTACGGCATCAATGCCATCCATCTCTTTTTCGATAACTAATTCAACTATTCTCATATCGCATAAACGTTTAAAAATTATCCTTGTTTTATTTTCGTTATCCTAAAGTTGCAGATTTTACGATATTTCTATCTAGTGCCTGCTGAGTCGTTACATCTGAAGATACAACGTAAGCCCTTACTGGTGTCTGCCCTTGCGCTCCGATTGTTTGTGCTATCTGATTAGCTCCGCCAGTTCCTACAACGTTAAATGAAGGGGCTTGAGGTACTGAAGGATTTGAAACCGAGATACCACCACCTGCACCTGAAGATTTACCTGCTGACAAAATGCCTCTTGCTCTGTTTGCCGCACTTAAAACTGCACCTATTTGAGTCGCATAAAATATAGGGAATGCAAACGCTGCCGCAGGCCCAGTTGCTTTTGCAGATTTTTGTGCAATATCTAAGCCTTGAACAAATCCTATTGCGGTGTTAATTGCAATCTCAGTTAATGCAGCAGTTTTAGCGGCCGCAGTTCCTTGTTCAAACAATCCACCAAGCGCACCGATAGCTCCACCAATTGCTGAAGCAAATTGTAATTGGGCTTGCAATTTCGCATCTAGTATTTTTTGATTTTCTTCGGCATCTCTTTTTAAATTGTCTTGAGATATTTTAAGGTTTTTATCTTCCTCATCTCTTGCTTTTTTGTCAATCTCGCCTTGCTTGTTTGCTCTTTGAGTTTCTAATAAAGCATACAAATTGTTTTTTTCATTACCATTTGTTAGGATAGCATCAATCTCTTCTTTTCTTCTTTTATACCATAAGTCAAGTTTTTTCTGCTCTGTGTTTGCTTCTATATCTTCAAGCTCGGTATTGTATTGCTTTTCTAATTCAGCAATCTTTTTTAGATGCTCTTGGTATTTGTCATATTCTTCAAGCAACGATTGGGCATAACCATATAAATAATCCTCGTTTACTTTCTCTTTTTCTTTGACCTCTTTTTTGTAAGTCTTAACTCTTTCCTTAGAATTTTTAGTTTCGGTTTTTGTTACGGTATCTGAGCCTGAATTAAATCTTTTGTTTGCCTCCTTAAATTCCTCAACCGCTGAGTTCCAGCTCCCAGTCAATTGTGTGTATCCCTCTTTAAGCGCATCAAAATCTAGCGTGAAAATTCCTTTTAAAATTTTACCTGCACCCATACCTACGTTTTTAACCAAGGTAAACAACGCAAATAAGCCTGAATAAAAACCTCCTACACCTTTAGCAATTAAAGGTAAGGCACGCAATGCTAGATCGATGAACGCATCAAGCAATGGCTCGAATACTTTCATAATCCCCTGAAGTATTTTATCGAAAGCGGCAAAGACTGGCTCTAGCTTTTTCATTGCCGTTTCTGATTTAGAGAAAGCAGCAACTAATCCACCGATTGCAAGCGTGATAATACCGATAACTGAAGCTTTTAAAACTCCATTAAAAGATGAGAATGTTTTTTCTGCACCTCTGATGCCCTTACCTAACACACCCAACGGCCCAGATGCGTTTTCTAAATACCCTAGAAAGTCATCCGAGGTTGCAGTTGCATCCTTAATCGCATCATCCATATCACGGATTTGTTGCGATATTCTATTAAACTCTTCCGATCCAGCAGCGGTTTCTCTCAATTGCCTTTTTAGGGCTTTTAGGTTTTTAATTGTTGCCTCTGTGTTTGAGTTGATATTAATATCTACTTCGATATCCTTTGCCATTTGTAATTGCGTTTAATTTGAATCCATCCTTTTTTAAATGTCATTGGAAGCTCGTGCTTACCTTTGGCAATTTCTATCGTTTCACTCCTTCCGTAATGGTCGAACGTGTTTAACATTTCTATTATTTGCTTTATCATATCGTTCTAAAGTCTGTTAGTAATTCAAAACTTACCTCGCCACTTGTTAAATCGGTTGTGAACTGGTTAATTATGTAGCGTTTATCTCTGATAATTACTCTATCGTTTACTTTTAAATTAGTTAAAAGGCTAATCGGTAGCATCCCTTTTAGCTTTACAATCCTACTCTTGATTCCAAATATGTTGTTTAAATAATTAGCGTAATAATTATTAAACAATGATTGATTTTCTATTGCCCCAGTATAGGTTGATTGCTCTGCTCCAAAGTTTAGCGTGTAATCTACTGAGCTAATTAGCGTGTCTTGTCCAAATATGTTTGCACTTGTGTAGTCATCCGTTCCAGTTCCATCATTAAAATGGAAGGTTGATACGGTTTGCAATGCCCCATAATTGTACAAAATAACTGGCTTTGGAATATAGGGTATATAGCTAGGCTTTAAAGCATAAGCTACTTGCAAATTAGTGCCAGTAAATTTGTTATGTAGAATAGTTTCAAATGGTAGCTCAACCGTGTATTCTTCGCCATCGTTATCAAGCTCATAATATAAATCTCCGTATGGCACTTTTGAACGTGACATAAAATTTTCATTTAACCACGATTCTGCCTTTTGGTATTTAAAGTTTACTTTCTTGTAGGCTTTGCTTCTTTCTAGCTCAAGAGAATCGTTGATAATATACTGAGTTAAATCTCTGCTTGTTCCGCTTGCATACCAGCCCTCTAGTTGTTCAATTTTATAAATTCCTGCCGTATCTGAATAGCAAGTCAAATTAAACATTTTTAAAATACCGCTAAAAAATTCTTCGATTGTCATCTCTGGCATATACTGAGCCAAGTCTAATGTCGTTGTAGTAGTCTGCGTTGTGGATTGCGTTACCGTTAAATCAGTTAATTTAGTGTAAGTGCCTCCGCTTGTAACTCCAGTTTCATAGTAATAAACCGATGTAAATGATATCGCTGCGGTTGAGGCAATGTAAAACGTGTAAGCTCCTGATTCTTCAAGAGGCACTTCTAAATACATTGCACTTGTTTGAGTTAAATAGCTTTGCGTATTAACTACAACCCCATCACGGTAAACGTAGAAATAAAATAATTGAGCATCCTGCCCTACGCTTGGAACGCTAAACGTGATTGTGATATTAGACTGGCTTTGGTATTCTGGCGCAGTAGGCTTTACATAATTAAGCGTGTCACTAAATACGTTGAATATGCCTTGCGTTCCAGTTGTTGAAGTGCTTGTTTGAAAGTTTAGTTTATTAGCAACCGTTTTCAAAGCAAAGGTTTCGCTATTCTTTAGCCATAAGTATGCACGAGTAAATCGCAAATCACTTAAAAAAGTACCTTCAAATGTTACACCTAAACTAGATGCAATCGCATCAAATACTTTGCTAACACGAATCGCAGGGAATAAATCGGTGTGATAAATCGGATGCCCATTTTTGCTAATATCCCAGTTTGTTCTAGAAGTGCCGTTTGTGCCGTATTGCCAAACGTTATTAGATGAAATTAAAGGAAACATTACATCCAAGTCACTCAAAGCAGTCACACGATTCTTTACAACCGTGCCAGTATAGCTAAAATTATATGAGCTTAAATTTAAATCCCTTAAAAACTTACCTCCAAATGTATCTTTTAATGAAACTAAAGCACCGAAAAACGTGATTTGATAATTGTCAATCACTCCGTTTTTATAAGTTGCTTTCTCTAGCTGAATTTTCCCCTTACGAAATGGAGTGTAGTCTAGTTCGATATACGCATTCTTTCGTGTTCTAGCATCGAATCCGTTCGTGATTGAGTTCTCATACCAATGCCTAAAAATACGGTTGTTATACGGAGTCGCAGGTACGGTAAACGATTGAGAAAAATCCGTAAATACTTTACTAATATCATTCACGTTTTGAATGTTACTAGTAACGCTTATCTTTTCATCGTTGAATAATTCGACACGTTGAGGCTCTTGCGTGTAGTCATCGTAAATATATAATAATACACTAATCATTAGACTACATCGTTTATAAGGTTAAAGCCGTAGCTAAATTCAAGCTCGTAATTTATGTTTCTATCTCTAAGCGATGTCTTTAATTCGGTAGCCGTTGTGGCAATTTCAACTGGCACGTTATCTAATAAAATTGTTTCTGCTAAAAGCAAATCTTGAATTAGCTCATTGTAGTTTTCAGGCAACCACCCAGTATTTAATTTAACGTTTTGCCCTCCGTTGATATTAAAGCTTTTAGTCTGCGCTCTTGAAGCGTTGTAATTAACTGCATCAGGCAATAGCTTAAACGTTGTACCCATTGTTTGAATGGTATTCGTTCTAGCTTTAAAGAAAGTAAGGAATTGCCAGCCTCCGTATCGGTTAATAAATTGACATTGAACTGGAGTGTACTTTGTTTCGCATATTGGTATCACTCGAATCGTTGTCGTTGAGTCTGTGTATTCTCCAGTTGGCTTCCAAATTATTGAGCAAGTATTGCCATCGTTATATTTATTGCTTGTCGTTCTTAAAGGAATCTTGTAAAGCTTTGCGCCATCTCTTGCGATTGTAACAATAACCTCGTTACGGCCACGCAAATCTTTGTAGGATACGGTAAGCGTTGCAGGGCTTGCGTTGTTAGCCCACACGTTAATGTATGGATATTTAGATTCCGCAATTCCTTCTTCGTAGTAGTATTCTAAAGTTGTATTTGCAAGAGGTAGGATTGTGCTTGTAGATCCCGTTTGGTTGTAGCCTCCTGAGTAATTTGTATAGCCTCCAGTTGAATAATAAGTTGTCGTGTCTAGCTCTGTGTATGTGCCTAACGTTGCTTCTTTAAATCGCTTGACCTCTACGATTGCCATCATCGAGTTCGTGTTGTCAGCTGGTCTAATAGCATCAACATATTCTTTGATGTAAGGCGCTATATTATAAACGTTTTTTCTATTCGATGTTGAAGCGATAGACTTAGTAAATATGTATGTCGCAGTTGATGGCCGTGAGCTTGGATTGTTCCAAATTCTTAACTCAATTTTTGAGCCTAGTTGTGCGCTTTCATTTACCTCAATAAAATAAGGGCTTCTTGAATATATTATCATTTTCCTTGTAAGTTAATATCTACTATTCTATCGACATCGATTGCTACTTGAGTAGGCATTTGCTCTTGAATATACTTTTTAAATCCTGCCTCGTATGGCTTAGTAAAAAACAAAGTAGGCTTTATGCCTTGCGCATAGATTCGATTAGCTATAATGAATCCAAGCGTTTTGTAGCTCCCTTTTTTAAACTGCCCTTTCTCATCTCGTAGCCTTATGCCTCGCTTCTTTGCCCATTCTCCCAACGGCCCAGCAGGCGGACGCTTGTTAGTAAACATAAAGCGTGAGTTTGGGGCTTTCTGCTTTCCGTTTTTAACCATTGAAGGAAACGCACCCTTCACACCTTCATCTAAAAATTGAGTTAAGAATTTGGAACAATCCAAGCTCACGGCCATCAACTGCGACATACATATTTACTAAATCTATCGCTTCGACATCGAATAGAAAAAACGTTTATAATATAGCGCCTTACATCAAAGAATACGTTGATGCTATTAGACCAGCTGACAACACAAACTCGATGATGGCAATCGTAGAAGTCAAGCGATTTAAGGAGGCAACGCTAGGCACATACACAGAGCTAGACACGACTACATACTATTCAACTGGGGGATATACAAATTACTCAGGAGGCTACAACCAAACGGGATCTACGGCATCAATCTTACCGCTTGCAAATACTAGCTTAGAATACTACTATCAAGAAGGGATAGCTGAATCTAAATACCCATACATTAACGTGTGGGCTAACAACGCAAGCCCTGCAACGCTTACCGTATCCTACAAGGATTTGCGTGGCCGTAACGAGGTTATAGTTACAATCGCAAGAGATGGCGCAAAGCTTTACAAGATTCCTTTAAGAACGACAAGCGTTAAATATAACGATGGCAATACCTGCTCTATAATTTGGAAGCCAACTGGAGAATACACAGATTCTACCACAACAATTCGAGTGATACCAAT